GAGTCGTCACACCGATGTCTTCCAGAGGCTGGTCGAGACCGGAGACGAACTGATCGAACATACCACTGACTTCGCCCTGAGGGGCGGCACGTTGCTTCTTAATCTCGGCTGCGAGGACACCAGCAGCCTTCTTGTCCCCAGCCTTGTGGGCTTTGAGAAAGGCGCGTTCAAGCTGCTGTATGTCAGCCATGTTTAATCACCGTATTGTTTAAGGGCGTCATCCAACTCTGTGTTGGCAGCGGGTGCGGCATCTGGACCGTTACCAGTCGTGGGTGCCGCGATTTCAAGCTCCTTGACGCGGGTCAGCATGAAGCCCCGGAAGGAGCCGTACTGCTGACGAAGCGCTGCCTGATTAGTGAACCACTCGTTGGCCATCCGCTGCTTGCGCATCTCAACCTTCTTCAGGAAGGACACGAGGTTCTGGAAGGCCTGCGGGTCAGACAGGGACTGCGGGAGCATATCAGCGATAAGCTGACGCTCAGACTCAGTGACCTGACCCTGACCCTTCATCTTCTGCGACCAGTTCAGACCAAGCTGCTTGGTAGAGGACTGGAGTGTAGAGATGCTGGTCGGATCGATGTCACCGACATCACCGCCTGTAAGCTGGGCAATACCCCGTCCGATACGAGTCATGGCATCCAAGCCAATACCCGCTGTAGGCGCAATTGCTGAAAGCTGATCAAGCTGCATGACATTGTCGTTTGCAGCCAAGGCTTCAGTGTAAAGCTGCTGTTCCGCTTCTGCGTCGAACTTGGTGCCATACTTGTTCATGGAACCGACACCGCTGTCAGTAGCTCTGACAAGACCGGGGACACCACCAGCGATAAACTGCTTGCCATCACTGTCCCAAACCCCAGGCTCACCATTCGCGCCAGTGGCTGCAAAGTAGAGCTTGTTGTTCGGATCATAGAAGGCAGTCTTCTGGTCAACCTCTACGCCACCACCAGCCTGATTAGGGTCGGTCATGGAGTAACCCCTAGCAAGCCTCGCTGTCATGCCAAGCATCTTGGCGCGGGCGTAGTCCTGTTCGGTGGGCATGCGGTAACTCTTAGCCACCTGGTTAACGGCCAGTGCAGCGTCACCAAGCCCCGTGTTGAAGTCGGGGGCCTTGAGCATCGCAGCACCGAAAGCAACCATGGCATCTGAAGCGCCGGGGTTGTCCATGAAGCTGAACTTCTTCTCAGCCTCAGGCATCTGCCCGTAGACGCCCATGTCCGTGGAAGCGGCAATGGGAGACGAAGCGGCGGCATTAGGTATCACAGGGCCACCCCAAGCTGCGTTGGGGCCATGCTCCATGTTGCTGGGAACGGGAGGCATCTGAGGGATGTCGGGAGGCGGAAGCCTGCCCATGTTGCCACCCTCAGGTGCCGTGCGGTTATAGATTGGGTTAGACAGCGGAGCCTGCTGAGGCTGCTCAGAGCCCCCCCAAGAGAATACGTTTCCGAGGTCTTCAAACCAGCCGCCGCCAGTACCCGTGATTAGAGGTGATACAAGTGGTGCCATGTCTTAAGCCTGATACTGGAAGTTCTGTGGAGACTGCGTCTGCGAGTTCATCATGCCAGAGAGGTCCTTGTAGAGACCGTAGCCAGCCGCAGCGCCTCCCAAAGCCCCCTGAATGGCACCCATGGTGCTTCCAGGCTTTGAGGTCGAGCTTTGCGTCTGAGAGCCCCAGTTCTGGCCACCCACAGCGCCCATGTAGCGCGAGAGGAGGTCCCAAGGCTGGTTGTACTGGCCCTGCCAGCGCTGATAGTTGGCGTCTGCATAGCCCTGCGAGTCCTGCTGGAACTGTCCACCAGCGCGACCAAGGAGGTCGTACATGTTGACAGTGCCCTGCATACCCTGATTGCGGAGGTCCATGCCCCGGCCAACAGCGGTGTTGAGGGCGTCGAGGCCCTGCCCCTGTCCCTGAAGGTAACCCTGCATGTTGGCCTGCCTGCCCTGTTCGGACAGATTGAGGCCGCTGTTGTAGGCGTCAGCACGGATGGTAGACGAGATGTCCCCAATGCGGTCCTGTGCGCCCCGAAGGGCTACACCCTCCGCGATGCCCGTGCGTGTCGAATTGGTATTGCCTGCACCTGAAGCCTGTCGGTTGATGCCGGGAAGAACATCCTCAGTAAGGTTGCGAGTGACATCCCGTGAAGCAGCATCGATGGCTCCATTGAGGTAGGGGTTGTTGGCGTACTGCCCAGCATTGTTGATATTCTGCTGGGTGGGGTCAGCCGGATTGAAGTTGGCTGCGCGGTTGGCTGCATTCAGGAAGTTGCCTGACTGTGCCAGATAGGGCTGGGAGTCATTCACCATACCCTGGGCCAAGGTCATGCCCTGTCCCATGGAGTACTGGCCAGCGCCGTAGCCTGCCGCCTGCTGCATGGGGTTCATGCCAGCATAAAGCTGCCCCTGATACCAAGGCTGGTCGAGGTACTTACCGTAGAGACCAGCAGCGGAGTTGAAGCCAGTCTTCAGGTAGGGCTGCTGGACACTCCATGGGGAAATCGAGCTATTGGTCTTGCCAGTCTGCTGGTTAGAGCCGCCACCAGCGCCGCCAAGGACGCCTCCAATAATGGAAGACCCCGCGCCGATGAGGGTGTCGAGGAAGGCCATGTTGTTATCCTTGTTCTTATAAGGCGACCCAGTTGGTGCCGTTCCAATAGACCCAGACGTTCACGCCGCCACTCAGAGGGTCCCAGTCGGCTGCAAGCGCAAAGCGTTGCATACCGATGTACTTCTCTGTGGGTTCAGCGTCTGCCGACTGTGGGATGAGGGCATTGATGCGCCTCAGGGATGTTTCGATCTTCCGTAACTCGTCGTGGACGTGGAGTCCTATACGCAACGGGTCAGTGGGAGCATTACCCTTCGTGTACGGAATGGGTACTGCATGGTTCTTTGTGAGGGGCATTAGCGCCTCGAAACTGATACGATGTCGAGGTCGAAGCCTGACAGCGAATATGAATTGTTGTTGTCGCCCTCAAAGTACCAAGAGAGGTAGCGGCCACGGGACCTAGTGTCGATCTTGTAATCCGTAGTCGGCTCAAAGCTCTGGATGGTGTCCCACTCGATGTCCTGCTGGGGATTGTCCACACCGCCAAACTTGAAGTTAAACGGGGCAGAGACATCCTCGACGGTGACCTGTGGGTAGATGGAGCGATAGTTCTTGTAAGCCTTCAGTTCCGGCACGACTTCATCAAGGTCCAGACCAGTGCGTTCCGTATACGGGACAACTGCAAGCTCAGACACTGAGTTGAATGGCAAGGCTGTGCCGATGCCAGAGTCCACGTTAACGATGCGGGTGGTTGCTATGCTGGCAGCACTCGACAACACTGAGGCACCGAAGGTGTTCTTGGTGTTGTTGGAGAGCATGTCGGCGTAGGAGGAGCCCAGAGTGTCATATGAGAAGGCAGTGGACCCATCGTAGGTACGGCCAATCTGCCAACTCACGTAGGTAAGACCTGTGAGGTTGGGGAGGTCGTGGAATGTCCAAGTGTCTTCAGAGTAGTTGTAGACAGCTGCATAGTTGCAGTAGGTGCAGTCAGTACCCAGCCACTTCAAGCCAGCATTCTTGGAGTTGAAGCAGAACCACACCTCAGATGCGGCCTTCTCATGGTAGACGAAGAACGACTCTGACTTGGTGAGGTCGATGTTTCTGAAGATGTTCTTGCGTACCCGCTTGTCACAGATGGACTTGGGGGGCGAAACACCATCATTGATGTAGATGTCATCGTCATCGAAGACGAAGTGGTTACCGTCAACCTCAACGACACAATTGGTGCCTATGATACCACGGTCACCGAAGAGCTTGTAGAACTGGAAGACATCCGGTCCTGCTGTGTACTCCATCGTGTACGCCTGATTGGGGGCATAGATGATGAAGGAATTGCGGAGCGTGAGGCCGTCAAGAATCTCGGTCTGAAGCTCGCCCAGCGTGTTCTCACCAGCAGACTTCGTGAGGTCTGCGGGGTCCCAGGAGTCAGGGACAGCATCGTACTGGGCAATGTTCGACCACTTGACCATGTTCTGGTAGGCCGTGCCCGACTTCGTGATGTTCAGGGCTACAAGGAAATCCTTGAAGCTCCGAAGAACACGGCAACGGTGGTTGGCATCCCAGTTGGTCAGCGTAGCGTAGTCCGTCGAGGTGGACTTGTAGAACCAAGGGACACGGTCTTCCTGGTTTACGTAGTACACCCCTTGCAGGGCACAGAAGGAGCGCTGGGCATTCGAGTCAGCGGGGGTGTAGGCTGCGATGGATACATCATCAGCCGTACCGTTAGTGACGTGGTATACCCTGCCGTCCTTGGTAACGTACCCAAGAACGTCTGCGGAATTGGTGCGCTCTCCAGAGAACAGGAACACAGGGGTTCCGCCACTCGGAGAAGCGATAGCCTCCCGCCAAACATGGGAGTTCGTAATGTTGCCATTGGCGAACCGCACGTTCCTTGCGTCTGAGACGGCTTCAGGCGGGAGGTCTACTGCATTAACGTCCGTGATGACACCGATCTTACCGAGGGAGCGGATAGGAATGGTGGGCATACGGTGTGTACTTTCTAAGTGATGGGCTTGCCTGTTTCAGGATCAACGCCCTGCGCCAAGGCAGCGAGCATCTGTTCCAAGGTCGTGTACTTCTCAGGTTCCTTGGTAACCTTTGCGGGGTTCGTGAGGACATCCTTGAAGCCAGCTTCCGTTACTTGCATCTGCGGGTTCCCCTTACCGCCACGCTCCTCCACCATGTCGTTGATGGACTTGACGTTGGCTGTGAGTGCCTGAGGATTAGACGCAATGGCCTGCTGCTGACGTGGAGGGGTCTTGCCCATCTGCCAGCCAAGCGTTCCGCCTACTACAGTTCCAAGGGGGCCAGCGACGATGCCGCCAATCGTAGCGCCGCGTGAGGCGTACTTCTGCTGGCGGTCACGCTTGACCTGAGGGTTCTCCCCTTCCTGCATGGGGTTCTGAGAGCCCTGCATGGGGTTATCAGACACCACCTCAGGGGCGTCTCCAGCGACTTGGTCACCGGGGCCAGCTTGAGGACTGTAGGATTCGGGAGTGCTGGAGGCCAGCGAGGTGCCAGCAGAGGGGGCGCTGTAATCCGCAGACGGGGAGTAGCCCCATCCGGGGACCCTGCCCGTGCTTGCGACACCAGCAGTTCCACGGAAGTTGCTGGGGAGGCCCTGCGGCGTGAAGCCACTCTGTGGCGTGAAGCCGGGAAGGCCTGCGGGCGGCGCTGTAGGCTGCTGCATGTTCTGAGAGGGGGCCTGCTGTAGGCCTGCCATGCGGGCAGCAGCAGCTGTGTTAGGCAGCATGCCTGTGCTGGTCGGGGCTGGGATAGCGGAAGACTGCGGCGGGTTCCAAGAGTCCATTGCGGATTGCAGGGGGCTTTTGGGGGTTGCTGCGAAGCTGGTGGTAGCGCTAGGCGTACCAAAGCCGTTGAAGGATACGTCAGAGGGTGAACCAATGGTTCCGAAGCTGTGGGCGAAGGACTTGGGGTTGCGGTAGTCAGCAACCTGTGCCTCCACGTCCATCGCGTTGAACGCTGCCTTCGACTTGGAAGACGAGTAACCAGGCTTGTTGTTGATGGTGTCCAAGTTACCGTAGTTCAGCGAGGTGCCTACAGTAGGCGGGGACTCACCAGACAGGATACTCTCGGCAATGCGCGTAGCCGTGTCGTTTGCGGGTGTCCTAGCGAAGCTGCCATCACCCATGGGGGAGAACTGCTTACGCTGGTTCATCACTGAGTCTACAGTGTTCGGGAACCGATCAGACAAAACGCGGTTGCGAATGACCTCACCGACACCCATGAGACCCGGAGTGGACACATTGCCGTACTGGTTCTTGATGGAGGCACTTTCAGCCATCATCATGCGCCCCATGCGCTCTGCGTCCCCGGTGACGCGCTGGACGGGGTCAGGGTTGAAGCCAACTGAACGTGCAGCCGCGTAGCGGGCATCCGTGTTCAGGGCATTCGTACCTTTGGGACCGTAGTAGGACCCGTTGGCAGCGGTCTGTGGAGACCTGTTAGCTGCACCATAGGCAGAGGTGTTAAGAGAATTGATGCCCTTGGGTCCATAATAAGACCCGTTGGGGGCGTACTGGCCCTGAGAATTTATGAGGCCCTGGATAGATTCAGGCTGCTGTCCAGCTTTCAAGGCACCCGCAGTCGCATTGAGCTTCTGGGAGGCGTAGGAAGCCGCCATGTTAGGGGCCTTGTTACCGCCAAGCGTGGACGGACCAGCGTTGGTAGTCGGACGGGCAGCACCTGAGTAGCCATTCAGCTTGTTCGATGCAGCCTGTGCGGCGGCATTGGGTGACTTTGAGCCACCTCCAGTGCTTGTGGAGGAGCTTGAGGGGGACTTTGAGCCAGAAGACGAGCTTGAGGGTGACTTGGAGCCAGAGGAAGCCGAATTAGGCCCCTGTCCAGCA